CTTCACCGCCACCGCCCCAGTCAATCGCTAGCACGCGGTGCCGGTAATTGTCTAAGTTTTCGAAACACTGCGGGTCAGGTTCGCGTTTGTTTTCCCACGGCAACAGGCACGCGCCTTTTAATTCTGTTTCGCTCACCAGTTTTTGCCCGGTGTCGACGCTTTCGCCCATGACTTCGTTGTAAAACTGGGCCTGCGTCATGTTGCCAAAGCCTTCACGCTTCAACAAAAGCGTGGACCATTTTTCGGGATCGGAAAAATGCAGCGGCAGAATAATTTGCGGCACGTGATAGCCAGAAAATTGCCACCGGCGTTCTGGATATCTATGCACCCAGCGGCCATGCCGCGGGCTTACAGGCTTCTGGCATTTCGCGCACACTGTGCCCGGATACTTCTCGCTAATGTGTTCGGTGTACGGCCCGATCATCTTATCTAAATCATGATCGAGTGATGGGATGTTCCAGTGTCCGCACGAGTGACACGGAATAAACCACTCCGCTTGCGACGAACGCTTATACAAACCGTAAATTAAATTGTCGAGGGTCTTCGGGGTCCCCGTGAAATACATGGTCGCGTAACGCGAATACGACATCGTTTCTTGAATAATCGGAACGTGATCGGGGTCCATGTCTTGGACTTCGTCAATACAGACGCGATCCGCGGAAACACCGCGCACACGATCAGCGTCAAGCAAAGCAAAACTGAACAACATCATTGAGTTGTTCTTAAACGATCGCTGTAAAACCGAGTTCTCCGTAGTCGTACCTGACCACAGAGATTTTACAGGCGATTGATCAATGAAGGGGCGGACATAGTTGTTGCTAAAACGACGAATCTGCTCGTATAGTGGCGTAAGAAACAGTGTCTTAAAAAACGGCACTGCATTCGCCACGACCACCCCGTGCGCGGCTAGCGACGTCGATTTGGATACCTGCCGACCCGTACACCAGACCTGATTCTTCGGTGTGAGGCACCGCATGAGCGGGGCAAACGGATAATGGTTCTGTAACGTGTACGGCTTTCCGTTAAGATTTAAAAGGAGCGGCAACAAAGGTTCCAAGGACGGAAAATGAAACTGCTTGGCCAATTCGCCCATGACACTCATTCGCGAATGCACGGACTTAAAATCTTTGACGTCAATTGACGCCAATTCTTCCAACAAGACACGAATGTTTTTACTTTGAACTTCGTGTCCTGTTAATTCGGACGGGCCTTGTGTCCGCGTATTAGATGGTGACATATGCGCAATTCTGGTATTGGGTCAAATTTGCGCCGCGACGATTACGACGACGAAGACGAGCCAGAACTTCAGTGGCTCGAAGATGGTATTCACTATCTTGTCGGTTTGACGGCCGCCCTTATCGGCATAACGTGCAAACTGATTTTTTCTAGCATAAAAGTCGCGTTTCAAACGTTTGTGAAAACGAAATGACGCCGTGTACGGCCGCGGAGTATACTGGTGCAGTATACCGCGCCTACAAGGAGAACAACATGCCGCAAATTGGACGCAGCGTTAAACTATACCAAGAGCGCAAAATGCCGCAGTACATGCCCACACTGCGAGGACCGGGGCCGCGCATCTTTCTACCGGATAATCCAGTGAATCATATTCCGCTAGATTCTCCGCTTCCCGCGCCCCAGTTCTTGTATAACCGCAAATACGTAGACGGAGGTAAAACAGCGCCGTGGCCAAGCGGCACATGCGGCACCTGTAAATAATGTCAACTGACATCAATAAAACATTTGTTTCGTTATCAGGCATAATTTTACTTGCGGGGCTGGTCGCAATAACGCAAATAGGAGCCGTAGGAATACTACTTGCTTTTTTGATGTGCTACACTATGCTAATTGCAACAAACGCGATTTAGCGCGGTGAAAACAAAGCAAAACGACGATGACAGCGCTAGATTTCGTAGCCATTACGTTTGCAGCCGGCGCGATTATCGACGTCTGGCACAAAGGGTCTATTTTCGCTACTGCCCGCGCTTACGCGCAGGCTTTGCAAGATGTCACCCCCGAAACGTCAATTAAGGGCCGGATGCTTGAACTGCTCATGTGCCCGTTCTGCAAAAGTTATCATATCCCGATCTATCTCGGGTTGTGTCTCTTGGCAGGCGATTATTTTGGCGGTATCATCCCGGCGTTGATGCGCGTCGTCGTGTACGGTCTTGCCGCGACACGCATCGGCAATCTAATTGACGGATTTGTTCCCAACAGAATGAAATACAGCCCCGATTTATTTGAAGGAGAAAATTAGCAATGGAAAATGCACAGCCCGAAAAGCCCGAAGCAATTCAGTCGAGCCGCCTGTCTTGTGACGCCGAACTTTTCAAGCAATCAGAAGCATTTTGCCGCTCTGCGTTAGAAGCAATTCCCGAACTAGGCGCTTTGGCTATCGTGCCGGTGTGGCTGACGGCACCAGAAAATGTCCCGCCGGCATTACTGCGGTTTCGCAACCCAAACGAAGCCCCTATGGCCGGCGTACTGCAGTTGCTAAAAACGCTTGCGTCATTTAGCCAAAATTTAAACCGCGAACTTGTTGGGCAGTTCCAGATGTTCGATAACTACGCGCGCGAACTTGCGGAAAAAATTAAGCAGAATGAAGAAAAACTAAGTGAACAAAACGCTAACAACCAGTCCTGATAACACAATGAGCCACGATAAATTTGATGCCGTTACGGCAATACCCGTATGTGCAACCAATAAAAGCGTGGCTGATATCCTCAAAGCGCAGTACGGCCATCTGGAAAGCGGAGAAGTGCGGGCGCTGCTGGAACAAAGCCACAGCCCTGTATGGTCAAACGACGAACTGCTGGATACGTTTGAAGTGTCGCATTTCGAGCCGCCATACGTGCACGTCATTCGAAAAACTGACGGCCAACGCGGCACCGTTATGTTTATTGATTCACCACGATTTTATTTTGCATTTTCGGACGTGACCGCCAATGACTGACGAACGACGGGAATACGACACTGGCGCCGTGCGGAGCGGCGACCGCGAAAAAACACGCTACGACCTCGTCTCCCCTATTGGTATGAAAGCGCTTGCCCGAACTTACGCTGAAGGCGCAGAAAAATTTGGCTGCTGTAATTGGGAAAACGGCATGCCCGTTACAGATTTGCTGAATCACGCGCTCGCACACATTTACGATTTCTTAAGCGGCGATCGATCAGAGGACCATCTGGCCCACGGAGCGTGGAATCTGCTTGGCGCGATTCACTCCATGGAAATGTGGCCGCATCTTAACGCCGACCTGCTCCGCGGCGAAAATTGTTCGCCGCCGCCGATCGCGCAGGCAAGTGCTGTCAGGCCTGCCGCGCCGACAGGCGGTGCCGGAAAATGCGCCGCGCCCCAGCCGATAGATTCGTTTGAAGCGCTTCGGCAAAGCATATTCGCCAAGAAAGACCAGTAAATAGCGTCTTTTTGCAAAATCGCCTCGGCCGCAAAAATTTTTGCGCAGGGGACTTGATTTTCCTTTTTGCCGATCTATTTTGAAGTAAACACGTCAACGCGGACTCTCCCGTTGATCACTTGTGGAGGAATGTATGGCTAAAGAGCACGAGGCTGGAAAAATTATCAGCCCGGCAAACCTGTGGGCGAAACCGCTACCGCGATCGACTCACAAACCGAAGGAAAAGGTAACAGGGATGCGTGCCGACGAAGAAGAAACCATGGATGAAGACGAAATTGATGTAGACGCTGAACTCGCCGACGCCGACGAACACGAAGAAGAGATCGACGTCGAGGAAGAGACCAGCGACGAAGATATTGACGTCGAAGAAGAAGTCGTCGCCGAAACAGAGGAAGACGACGTCGAAGACGACGAAGTTGATGAGGACGGTTTAACGTACGAGCCAGAAGACGGCGACGAAGTAACCGCCGAAGAAAACGAAACTGTCGTGTCCGCGGTGGACAGCGACGAGGTTGATGACAGTGACGACGAACCCGAAGAAAAGGAAGTAGTCGGCAACACCAAAGAAAGTAGGATTTCTAGCATGGCTGATAAGAAGAAGACCAGT